TGTCGAAGCCCCATAAGTCTTGTCTCATGTTGTCCCCCAGCACCGCTTGACGTGAGAACACATCTTGCAGGGGAATTTCTCCGGGTCCTTGTAGGCGCGCGGCAAGAGCTCGCCGGCGCGCGTCGCCGCGATGATGTTGGCGGCGCGGTCGGACCACAGCTGCGCGCGCTCGGCGTCGAACGGCACCCAGAGAAACAACTGTTCGCAGCTGTCGGCGTTGACGGCGCTGAACAGCAGCGGGTTGGTCAGATTGAGGTAGGACTGATAGAGCGAGGCTTGCGCCGCGTACCTCGGGAATTCTTTTTCGAGGCCGTTGCGCGCGAGGGCGCGCCAGTTTTTCGCGTTAAGCGCCTTGTTCTCCCATATGAACGGGTAATTGACGTAGGCGCTGCCGAGGGGATTGGGGCCGGCGATGATGATGCCGTCGGCGTGGCCGCGGAGATCGCCGTTCACAGCTGTGAATGCGAGCGCCTGGGGCGGCGCGAAGGTGAGCCCTATCGCGACCAACTGCTTGCGGACTTCGGTCTCGAAATAGTGCCCGCGGGCGAAGATCGCGCGCATGCGGGCACTGATCTCAGGCTTGCACCACCAGTCATATTGGACCCGACGCAGGCAGTCGGAGCCGACGATGCTCGCGCCCAGGTACGGATGCGGAAGCTCCGCTTTCCCGGCCGCGGCGCGCTCGATCGCCTCGTTGAGCGCGACGTTGATCGGCTCGTCCGCCAGCTTGGGCTCGTAGTAGTCGTAGGGCATCGTGGCCTCGGTCAGATACCGATCTCGTCATTCCATTCATCCGGCGTCATCAGCGGGCCGCCCGCCGCGGCGTTCGCTTGGCGTGCGATCGTGCTCGCGCCCGCCCGGCGCGTGATGCCATTGTCGCTGAGGTCGCGCGCGATCGTTGCCTTGCGGATGAGGCGCATGGCGGTCAGCAAAAACTCGACCATTGTGTCCTTCGGCCAGGCCGTGAGCGGCTGCGCCCAGTCGATGCCCGTGCAGGTGCTCGCGAGCTCGGGCAGAATCGCCGCCACGGCGCCGGCGTTCCACGGCTCAGGGTCGAGCGCCGTCAGGCGAATGGTCTGCTCGGTGTCGAGCTGTTCACAGGACGCCTGCTCGGCGCGCTTGCTGATCCAGGCGAACAGCATCGCGGCGAGGATCCAGCCCCATTCCGTGTCGCTGAGCCGCCCGACCGGCGTGCCGGGCGGAATGGGGCCGTCCATCTGGACGACCCCACGCGCGGCCTCGATGGCGGCGGCGGTCGCGCGCCGCTGCCATTCGTCTTCGAGGGCGGTCTCTGAGACCATCCCGATGGTGCGGGCCTTCCTCATGGCCTAGCTCGCCCACTTCGGCGGCTGGATGGGCGCAGCGCCCACGGGCGGAGTGCTCGCCGACGCCGCGGCCGCGCCGCCACCATTGAGCGGGAGCGGCTGCTCGACCGGGTGCCAGTCCCTGTGATCGGGGCTGATCGCGGCTGCCAGGAAGTTCTTGTCCGGCCAGTTGCCGCTGCCGTCCTTCTTGGGCTCACCCTTCCGCAGGCCGATCCTGGCGGGGAACATGAGGCCGTCGAAGTCCTTGAGGCTGGCCTGGTAGAGCGCGCGCGCCTGCTCCGCCGGTATGTCCTTCTTGATGCCGCGTGCGGACTCGAGGATCTTCTTCAGGCGCCCGCGATTAGTCCTCGCCATCTCTTTCTGGCCGTCGGTCGAGCCTTCGAGGATGAAGGTGTCCCAGAACTTGCGCTTGGCGTGCTCGCCATCGACGAGGACGAATTCGCAGTCGAGCATTTCGGCCTCGCCGTTCGCCGTGCGCTTGAGGAGGCCGTCCTCACCGACTCCGCCGGGGCGGAGGCGCATCAGCACCGTGGCGAGGGTGCCGTCGGGAATGGGCTGGGAGAAGTCCTTAGGGTCGGCCGTCTGTGAGTAATCGAAGGGCATGGGGGCCTCCTATGTCTCGGGGGTGGAATTGCCGCGATTGAGGATTTTGGCGATCAAATTGCCGAGATGCGGCGGCTCGGTCTGATCGAGTTTCCCCGAGCGATCTTTCGCCGGGTATTTCCAGGGATTGTCGGGGCGGCAGACGAAGCCGCGCGTCGGCCCTTTGCCGAAGTCGAGGAACTCCATCACGATGGTCTCGTCGACGATGGCGCCGATCTCGCGCGGGACCCTCGCGCCTTCCATCTGAACGCGGTACTCGACGAAGCGGCCGAAGTCGTCGCTGACCTTCTCAAGGATGCCGACGAACACCACGTGCTTGCTGCGCACGTGCTGGAGCTGGTGCAGCAACATCAGCATCTCGCGCCCGTGCAGCCCGTAGGCGCCACGCAGGTCCTTGGCGCCGGTGCGCTCCGAGCGCGCCTCGGGCTGCTGCTCGGCCCAGCGGAACGAAAGCCGGCTGATCGCGGTGATGCTGTCGACGAAGATCACGTCATAGCGATCGAGGTTTTCGAGCGCGCCCCCGACCGCCTTGTAGTGCGCCTCCGAGTAGCAACTCGTCGGTGCGAACGACGGGTTGGGCCCGCCGATGCGCACCGCGACATTGCGCGCCGTCGCCCAGTCGTCGATCCGGATCGTGTCGACCGGGACGTCCTGCACACTGAGGTCGCCGGCCTCGCTGTCGAGGAACAGTACACGGGCCGGATCGAGCGTGCCCAACTGCGATGTCTTGCCCACGCCGGTCGAGCCGATAAGCAGGACCTTCACACCGCGGGGCTCGTTGAGCCTTTCATCGGCGCCGATGATCCTCATGACGCGCCCCCGATTGTCAGGGCGATCAACGCCGCCTCGCCGCGACCGTGATCCTTCTTCCGGGCGAGTAGGGCGTGCGCCGCGGGGAACAGTTGGAGAGCGCGTTGTCGTCCGGCCTCTTTGTCGCCGCCGCGCAGTTGATGGAATTTCTTCCATGCTGTCGGCTCGATGATGGTCATCGGGATTTCACAGCAGGCGAGCACCGCCTCGATCGCGCCCACGGCCCGGCCATACTTGAAGCCGCTGCTCGCCCCCTGCTTTGGCATCGCCTGCGCGCGCTCGATCAACGCGTGTTGCGGCTGGTGCGCGGCAATCCAGGTGCGGATCGCGAGCACGTCTACGCGCTCCTTCGCGCCGACGCCGGTCACCGGGATGTCGACGGCATCAACGAGCTGCGGTGCGGCGCCATCGTTGATCTCGACGAGCGCAAGACCACCGTGAATTCCGGGATCGACACCAAGGATCCTCACGACACGCCCTCCACCACCGCCAACTGCGGACGCGCTGGAACGTCCTCCCAACCGGTGACCAGCCTCCCGGGGATGCCGCAGCGGCGCAGCCGCGACAGCGCCTCAGCACCGAAGGCGACGAGGATCGCCGGTGCGCCCGAATTGTGCGGGTGCCGGATCCCGTCCGGCTTGTGGAAGAAGATCCTGTCCGCCAAAAACAGGATGCCCGATGCGTGCTCCCAAATCGGTTCGAACCACCCCGCCTCGGTGCGCGCGTGCAGCAACACGACGGCATTGCCGTGTGCAGCGGCCTTGGCGATCCACTTGCCGACCGCGCGCACGTCGAACGGTGGGTTCAGATAAATGGAAAGCTGGCGCGGCCAGTCACGCTCAAGACCATCGGCCGTCCAGGTGACCTTCGCGCAATCCCACGGCCGCGGATCGGCGCCTGCGGGATCGAGGTCGAAGGACTGCGCTCCCCCGACCGCATCGATGAGCCAGAGTGGAGTGATGTGGTTCTGGCTTTTGCCGACCGTCTGCTGATGGGATCCAAGGGTCACGACACGCCCTCGGTGCAATCGGCAATAGATGCAGCTTCGTCATTGGAATGAGCTGCCTTCAGCGCGAGCAGCTCCTCGTGGAGGTCGCCCGCCTTTTTGATTGCTTTGTCGATCTTGCGCACGATCTGACGCTGGACCTGGTGCAGACGATCCTGAGCGTCGAGCAATTGCTTTCGTAGAGCCGAAGTTTCGTCCAGCAGCGGTGCAGGTGGTGGTTGTCGACGACTAGGACGGCGCCCGTTATCGGCTTTGGGTACTGGATCGTCGACAAAACGCATGCTGGACCCGTACGGGTGACGAAGGTGCCCGTAGCTCGGCCGATAGTTCATCCGATAATTGGGATCGAAGTTTTCCCCGTACGGCCGGCCGATTGCATTCAGACGTGGAGTTGTCGCTTTCATTTCACGCTCCCTCAAAAGCGGTCCTCTGATTTTGGAGATCCATGATTTT